TAGGAACGAAAATGGCTGATGATAGTATAAGACTTTTTGGATTTGAAATCAAGCGGGCTAAGGATAAGTCTGATGATAAACTTCGTTCTATTGTTCCTCCAGTTGATGAAGATGGCGCTGGTTATGTAACAGCCGCTGGGTCACATTATGGTACATATGTAAATGTGGACGGTGGAGAACATGCAAAGGACAACATTCAGAATATTAAGCAATACCGAGCTGTATCTTATCACCCTGAGGTAGATGCAGCTATCGATGATATTGTGAACGAATCTATTGTATCAGGTGAGAATGAATTACCTGTTACTCTTATTTTAGATCATGTAGAAGGACTCAGTGATCAACTTAAGAAAGTTATTACTACAGAGTTTGAAGAAGTTTGCTCTATGCTTAACTTTAAAGAGTTAGGACATGATATCTTTAGAAGATGGTATATTGATGGTAGAGTGTATCACCACCTTGTTATTAATGAATCTCAACCTAAAGCTGGTATTCAAGAGATTAGACCTATCGACGCGGCTAAAATTCGTAAAGTAAAAGAAGTAAAGAAAAAGAAAGATGAAGCTACTGGAGCGTCTCTAGTAGAGAGTGTAAATGAATTTTATATCTACCAGGAAAAACCGGGCGGTACAAATCAAGGTGTAAAGCTATCAAACGATGCAGTATCTTATGTCACTTCCGGTTTGCTTGATATTGATCGTAAAAGAATTGTATCACATCTTCATAAAGCTTTAAAGCCTATCAACCAATTGCGTATGATGGAAGACTCGTTAGTTATTTACAGACTAGCCAGAGCACCAGAACGCAGAATATTTTATATCGATGTAGGTAACTTACCTAGAGGTAAAGCAGAAACATATATGAAAGATATTATGGCTCGTTACCGTAATAAACTTGTGTATGATGCTGATTCAGGTAAGATTAGAGATGATCGAAAGCATATGTCTATGCTCGAAGACTTCTGGTTACCTCGTAGAGAGGGTGGTAGAGGTACAGAGATTACTACTTTACCTGGGGGAGAGAATCTAGGTCAAATCGATGATATTTTATACTTCCAGAAAAAGATGTATAAAGCTCTCAATGTTCCTGTATCACGATTAGAACAAGATCAAGCTGCTGGATTATTAGGTAGAGCATCTGAGATAAATAGAGATGAACTTAAGTTTCAAAAGTTTATTGATAGGCTGCGTAATAAGTTTTCTTCTTTATTCTTAGGTATTCTTAAGAAACAGTTGATGCTGAAAGGTGTTATTACCGAAGAAGATTGGGATAACTGGAAGAACGATATTGTCGTAGATTATGTTAGAGATAATCATTTCTCAGAGCTAAGAGATGCAGAACTTCTTAGAGAGAAATTACAAACTCTAGATGTGATGCAACAATATGTGGGTGAATTCTTCTCTAAAGAGTATGTAATGAAAAATGTTCTCTTACTAGATGATGATGCAATGAAAGAGATGAAAGATCAGATAGCACAAGAAAAGTCGTCAGGTGAAATTCCAGATGACAGCGAAGAGGACCAAGATGGCAACTAAGAATTTTAATCTTGCAAAGCTAGCTAGAAATATTAATATACAAAATGATGGATCTATTGCATTTTCAAGTGAAGTAAGCGCTGGAACTGGCGGTGAGACTATTGGTTCATTAACTGCTTCAATGGATTCTGATCAAACTACTACTATAAATTTTACTACTACTTCTACTCCTGTGCCGATTGTTCAAGCTTATAAAGAAGTACCTCAGGCAGGAATATCTGCTAAAGGTCAATGGGACGTAAATGCTAATGCAACCAACTATGACTTCTATGACGAAAAGCCTATTTCTTATGCCAGTTCAACATTAACACCTAGTGCGACTGGTGATGGTACGTTTACTCTTTCTTCTGGTGTTGGATATAGCCTTTCTGCGCCAAGTTTTGGATCATCATTTAATGTTGGATCTCAGGCAGGCAACCCACAAGAAGTGGTTATGAAAACTGATGGAACTAAAATGTATATTTTAGATGTCACCACCAAAACAATCTTTGAATATGATTTATCTACACCATTTGATCTTAGTACTGGTGCTTATAACAATGTTTCATATACACTGACTGGGCTTACATACCCTTGGGGGCTTATCTTTAAGCCGGATGGTACAAAAATGTATGTATTAGATCCTCAAAGTACAGCCACTATAAGCGAGTATGCATTAAGTACTGCATGGGATGTGTCAACAGCATCACACACAGCAACCGGAAATTATCCTGCAGGACCCTTATTGGAATCATATGGTCTTTTCTTTAAATCTGATGGTTCAAAGGTGTATATTTTACGATATGATTCCACAGTCTATTCTTGGAATTTAACAACACCTTGGGATATAACAACAGGTAGTTATATAGGAGTAACATCTGCGTTTTTAAATAGTAACTCTGGAAGAGATATTCTATTTAATGATGATGGTTTAAAAATGTATCTTCATTTATATGACGGAACTGCAAATAGCCATTATGTAAGAGAGTATGATTTATCTACCGCTTGGGATCCAAGCACAGCTTCTTATAATAATATATCTTTTCAGCCGGGGCTTGATCTAGGGGGATCAAGTACAACCATCTCTGCAATGTGTTGGGCAAACAGTGGAAAGAAATTATATGTTACTAAAAGTAAATCTTCTGGCGGATCAAATTATGGCGCAAATTCTTTTACTACAACCACTACAGGTTTCGGTACATCAGAAACTTGGGTCAACGGTACAAACAATAACGAACATGCAACAATACAGCAAGCTTTAACATCTCAAGCATTTAATCGTATGAACAAAGCTCAGCTAGATGCGGTTGCAGATGCATATCACTTCAGTCAAGATAGTGCAGACACATTGGATCTTATGATTGCTCCTTATGCAGCTTCAGGTACTAGCCCTATATCCGATGGTGTCACAATTAACTATGATGCCGCATCTAAATATAGACAGGCCGTACCTGAAACGGATTACAGAGCAGATTTTGTAGGTAATAATAAACTAGAATTTACTTCTAACATATCTGCTAATTTTAAAGTTAAAGTATTATAAAGGCTAAAACATGACAGCGAATGCAAAAAATCTAAGCACTCTAGCTAATGTACTAGATGATGGCACTAGTGGACAGATTCTTCAAAGTACAGGCTCCGGAGGAGTAGTTTTTGCAAATATTGCCGCAGGAGCTTCTGTATACGATTCAGCGGCACTACTACCTCTTGCAGGTAATGATGCTGGAGATATGGCGTTTGTTACAGCTACTAGCCACTTTTACATTAATAATGGTACTGGTTGGTATTCAGTTAATTTAATTAACACAGACCCAGCTATTACGTCTGTACAAGATGCGAGCGCCAACACTACTCCATTTACATTATCAACAGATGGTAGTGCAACTGTAATTACTATTACAGCTAATGATCCAGAGAATGTACCTCTCACTTATAGCTATGCTGTTACTACCGGATCTCTTACTAATGGTGGTGGTACAACCGCAACTGTTGCCCAGAGTGATAATGTATTCACTGTTACTCCTTCTACAACTGAAGCTTATGCTGGAACATTTAGCCTAACCTTTACTGCTAGTGATGGTATCAACACAGCTACAAGTGATAATAGCTTTACATTAGAGTTTATTACGATGGTTACAAATAGTAACCATACGACTTTGTTGGCTACGGCTACTCCTAAAAATACAACTGTATATAGATATTTTAAGTTTTTACCTCAAGCAATGAGAAGCGCTACTCCAGATGCTATGCAATATTCAGAGTTTGAGCTTACTGATGGTACATCTTACTATTCACCATCCTCTGCATCACAGCTTTATAGAGCTGATGATACAGACGGTGATGACTATGTCGCCAATCAAAGAGTAGCTGCATCTATTGATGGAAGTACAAGTACAAAACTTTATAACGGAGGATGGGCTTCTAAATATTATTTGTACGATATGGGGTCGTCTTTTAATACAGCTTTAACTGGTTGGAGATATAAAACTGGTAATGATGCGGATAGTAGAGATCCAGTAAGTTGGACTTTACTTGGCAGCACAAATAATACAGATTGGGTGTTATTAGATCAAAGAACTCAAGAAACTATAACAACTTCTAGACAAACTGCCACACAAGATTTTACCTTTAACGCTACTAACCAAGCGGTTTTCAATGCAGCTAATACTAATTACCCAATAGAAGTAAACGGCGATACTCATGCTGGTACGTTTAGCCCTTATCGGAGCGGAGGTTATTCTACTTACTTTGATGGTTCGGGTGGAGATTATGTAAAATCACCTACGCATGCCGATTTTGGTTTTAGTACAGATGATTTTACAATAGAATGTTGGTATTATCCGGTATCAAAAGCTC